ACGATAGCTTACGGCCTGTAGCGTTCTTGAACGTGTGGATCACAAAGTTAAACAAGTCGATCAGAGGCGCTGGGCCAGAGGCACGACCACCAAAGGTCTTAAGTCGTGACCCCGCTGGACGAACCTTAGACGTATCCCACTTGGGAACCTCACCGCTGTACAACAAAGCAATAAGCTGACGTAGAGCCTTAGCCCAACCCTCCTTGCTATCTTTAACCACAATGGTTGTGTCGCTGTTGAATAGCTGATCTGGTATTTCTGGTAGCTTGTTGATGTACTGACGCTCAACTGAGAACCCCACACCTGTACCGCACAGCAAGATAAACATAGCTTGGTCGAAGCTCTGAACCTTCTTTACCGCCATGTAGCTACAGTTGTACATAGCAGTATTGTCACGGAGGGCTGCTGGCCCCGCTGTCATAAGAGACCGCATGGATGGCATAACGTCAAGCGATAGGATAGCTTGCTCTAGCTGGTCAATGTATGTGTTATCACCAGCCACAGGACGCACGATGTTATCCATATAACGAGCTACTGTTTCGCTGTAGGACTCCCGACCCTTACCATCAAAGTATTTAGCATACCGTGACTTGTGGATAAAGGCTTGGTAGTCTGTTGGTAGTTGGTTGCTCATTCGCCACGTCCTCGCATAGTTTTATCTTCTTCTAACCAAATCATACGGTCAATGTCTTCTCGGTTTATTCCAATGTCCTTTAGTTCCCTGTCAGACATTTGATTTAGTAGCTTGACTGCTGCCCTATGCTCTGACCACATCACACAGTATCGCATGAACCTGACTACAATATTATTTACCCATCTCTTCTTCATCGGTTATCTCCTGACCCCTTAATCACACCACGCTTGGCACGATCATTTAACTTATCCATGTTAGTCTCCATTACCTCTGGCAGGTTACTGTAGAAGTAATTAGCCAAGGCTGTCGTGTAGAACAGAACGTCACCTAACTCTTTGACGATCTCTTTCTGGTTAACCTTAGTGTCGTCACGGAGGTATTTCTTTACCTTCTCGGCTACCTCCCCTGCTTCTCCTACGAGACCCAAAGCATTTTCCACTAGACGGGTCTCACCCTTTGTCGTGATCTTACCTTCAACCCAGTAGGAATACTCCATCGGTGTAGCATTAACAATGCTGAAAGCATCAATGTCTTCTTGCGTAATCATACTGTTCTCCCATAGAACTCTGTCTGTTTAGCAGGGTCTCTAGCTATATCGAATAGATACCAAGCGCAGTTGTCTTTACCTACGCTCTTACTACCCTCAATCCATTTGACCCTACCTATGCTCACTACCTTAACGCAATACGACATCAAGATAGCTGACTGTTTCGTGTGCATCCAATCGGCATCAAAGAGTAGCCATGTTGGACACATCTGCATCCATCTTTCGATAAACGGGTGCAGTATCTTTCTATCCCAAGGTGGGTTAGTAATGCAGAAGTCTATGTCCAGACCCATAACATCTATTTCAAGGGCATCACAAGCGGCAATGTAGTCCCCCCTTGGTTCGATGTCACTGGCAAATAAACACTCAGCATGACCGTCCGTAAGTGCCTCTAGGTGACCTATCAAACGCCCGTCACCCGCACAAGGCTCTATGTAATCAAACGAGTAGGGCAAGTGCGGGATCAGAGGCTCAACGGCTGACCTTGGTGTCGGGTAGTAGTCCCTCGGTACTCTCTCAAAGTCACTACGTTTGCCCATACATAGCCTTTAGTCGTGACTGTGAGATAAACTCTGGATCATACATGCCGTTATCTACCTCCCGTTTAACTACTATGCCTGACCACCACTCTTTGTTGGCTTGACCTGCCCATCCTTCTGCTGCGCCTTTGTAACACCCCGCAACAAGACCGATAACTCCGTTAGGGTGTGAAGAGTCCTTAAACTTAAGATCACGTTTATGGCTATGACCACAAGTAGAACTATGATGCCTGTGAGCCAATAGTGCATTAGCATGGTGCATACCAGACATAGCAGACCCAAAGTTACCACTACTAAAGAAGTGAGCATACGAGACCCCATCGTAATCAGCAATCGCTGGGGCTGAGTTCTCATACTCGTGGTACTCATCGAACCACCTGTTAGTTTGAAGGTGGTCAAAAGATATGCCATACTTCGAGCCTTCAAGTCGAGGATCGTGTTTGATAGCTTTCTTAATCCTGTTCTCATGGTTCCCCTCAAAACCTATGTAAGCTGGTCGTTTTCGTCGGTGGTGTCTGAACTTCCATCGGATACGCTCTTGTGCATCGTTGTAGTGTTCGATGTCTGCCTCATAACTCTGACTGACGATTGCCTCTGGGTAACGAGTGTCAAATGTATTTAATGACCGCATATCAGCGCCATCACCCAAGTCAACGACATAATCAGGCTTGAGGTCATACAAGAACTCACCTAACCAGTTAAACCTCTCATTACTCACAGTCGGATCAACGTGAGCGCATGAGAAGACTACTACTGTCTTTCCTGCCATTATGTTTCCTTTATCCATTCCTCTGGAATTAACTTGTCTGCGTACATATAGCCATGCTTGTCGCACCACATGCCTAACGTAGTCTTTGAGCCTTTGCTTATCTTCGCATTAGAATTAGAGAAGACAAACCGAATGTCAAGGTCTGGATGTTGCTTTTTGACTAGAAGATGTTTCTTTCTGTCTGCTGCAACGAACCGTCCCTTGGATTCTATGATGATACCGTTGGGGAGTTCAAAGTCAGGTGTGTAGGTTCTAACCTCGTTAACCTCATACTTGATCTTGAACTCCTCGTACTTGAACGGCACTTTAAGGCTCTTTAGTTGGTCTGAGATACGATCTTCTAGCCCAGACCGATAACCATGCTTTATGCCCCTTGAGGTGGCTCCCACAGTTGTTCGTCGTACCGCCTTAGCCATAGTAACCTCGCATTTTCTAGTACCCTCTCTACGTCACCATCGTAAGCCTTAACACACGTTTCCCAGAGGTCGTCTTCTGTTTCACAATGTGCCAGCATCTTCTCTGATGTCTTGGGGCCGACACGATGTAGACCCTTTATGTTATCAGCGGCGTCACCCGTCAGGATTTGCGTATAGAAGAACTTTATGCCTGACCACTCATCCACCTTAGTCCACTCCCCTTTTACGAAGTTAAAGTGCCAACAAGGAAGCTGTAGCATATCCTTATCAACAGATGCAACAACACAGTTATAACCTGTCTCTGCCGCCCCCTTTGATATAAGGTCATCAGCCTCTTCGTTGACACTAACGATAGCACTCCACTTGTTAATCATATGCTCTCGTGCCGCACCTAAATTCTCTGGCTTTTGGACAGAAGTTCTATTTCCCTTGTACGGGTGGGATTTAGCGATCTGATGTCTAAAGTTTGTACTGCCAGTTAGATACGTTTCGTAATCCTCTGGAGACGGGAAGGGAAGATCAATGGTCTCATCTAAGATATACTCAATAAGATCATCAACCTTCTCTTCTGCGTCCTTAGCGGTAAGGTCTTGAGTGGCAAAGGCTGCACGATAGGCTATGATGTCACCGTCTATCAGAACTTTGCCTCTGCTCACTTACATCTCCCCAAAGGTGACTGTACCATCGTCCTTCTCAAATCCTACGTCAGTTACATAACTGTAACCTGCGCCTCGCATAGCATCAGCTAGGAACTGAGACATTGTGTAGAGATCGAAGACACCATCTCGTGATGCGCTTGAAGAACCTTCGATGCCATCCTCTTCCTTGTCGTAGTAAAAGTCTATGTTTACTCTCATATTTAATCCACCATAAATAGTTCGTCGTCTTCACTAGGGCTTGCACCTTCGTAAGACACATGGTCTGTTACACCAACAGCAAGGAGCCGTAAACCTGCACCGTTTGAGTATGTCTCAAACTGTACCTTAGCTCGTGTACCGTTACCTAGTTCCCCATCCTCTTCTAACGACCACCAAGTCTTGTTCTCAGTGCCGTTAGTAAGGTTAACTACCTTTGGCGCTCCACCAAAGTCTACCTCTGTCTCCTTTCCGTTCTTATCACTGAATGTCATCTTGTGATCGTGCATCCGTGTTAACTTAACGAACTTACAAATCCCAAAATTATTGCCCTCCTTTACTCGGTCGTTTCCAAGGGGTTTAGGTTGCATCCCAGCTTCAAGCAGTTCCTCTATCTGCTCTTCGCTAGTGAAGTATGCGTTGACAACGTACTGACCGTTATGCTTTGCAGCTTTGATTGCAGCGTTATTTTTATCCCCGCCCATATCACGATTACCTTCAAACACTCTCGGGTACTCAAGAACCATGTCCATTGTGTGTTTAGCCATCTTACTCTTCCTCTGTTTAAGCTGCTGGTTTGCAGCACTGGTAATATACTATAGTGACCCTTTTGAGAATTTTATACATACTTTTTCACATTTATTTTCACTTTAGTGAATATCAGCGTAAGTATTCCCAAATTGTACGTCTGTCCCTAGCGGCACATTAAGGTTTATTGCATCATTTACGTTGTTTATGCTCATCTGCATTATGTTCTCTGTCTTATCTTCGTCCCC